CCAGCGGTCCTGACATTGTTTCTGCTCCAGTCGTCTCCGTCCGCGCCATTGTTCTGCACGTACCAGATATATTTATCCCCGATAACGAACCAACTGCCGCCGCCGTAGAGATTGCCAGTATCAATGTATCGCTTGCCTTCCGGAATATTGTCCCGCCCCGGAGGACGCTCACCTTTCGCCCGGATCTCCTGAGCTATCTTGGCAACTTCGGCTTTGGCCTGCTTCTTCCGGTTAGCCTCCTCTTTTTCTTTCCTGCGCTGTTCCTCGCGTTCCAAAACGGGCTTGCTCTCTTCGGGGGTAGCCTCTCTTGCCTCAACATCGGTCAGATAACCTGGTCTTAGCATACCAAAAGACATGGCACTCTCTTCATCAATGTATCGAGAACGTCCAACCTTGGTAACCACCAATATTTTCCCGCTTTCGCTGTCACGCCACGCATAGCCAACCTTAACCGCATTCCTTGAACCAGACTCTAAAGTCCGGTCAAAAATGCCAGCGGCGGCACGCTCTTCTCTTTTCTTGCGAGCGGCTTCCTTTTGGCGTTGCTGTTCCTCTTCTCTCTTGCGGCGCTCAGCCTCTTCCTTTTGCCGCTTGATTTCCTCCATTCTTTTTGGGTCGGGAGGCTCATAAACGTCTTCCCATTTGCCTCCATGGTGCTCTTCGTACAGCTGTATTGCCGGAGGAGACACACGGGCATGAGGGATGATTTTTAGTAATTGTGGCAACTTCTCAATTGGGAGATACCACTGTTTCGGAAAATCATCACCCAATTGAGGGCCGAACTTCGCTCCAAGTTGCTTGATTTTGTCTTTGTCGGAAAATGCGCTGTTAAGCACAAGATATTTGGATGTCAATTTACTCCGGCCAACCGAAACGTGCCCTGGAGACGCCTCGTCCTTATTCCACTTATTCTTTTCCGTTTTAAATCCATGACCAGTTTCCAGAGTATAATCCTCATTGTGCTTATATGGTATCCCGTGCTCACGCAGATGCTGGTGAAGTTTAGGTTCATTTTTCTTTTGTTTCTTCCACCAAGACGTGATCGGTTTACCATGCGCTTCTTTGGGAATGCTCCCACCTACAATATTACCGGAATCGTCAATAAGAACATGCCGGTAATCACTGCTTCCAGTCTCAGGGTTGACATAATCTTTCCCGTGAGGATGAATGGTGATCCACCGCTCGCCAGCGGCCTTGCTCAGCACCGGCAACCAAAAACCCTTGTCAACATCGCCTTCCAGCTTCTGAATCCTGTATTTATGCTGCTCTTCCTGGTCGGCGATCATCCGCAGTATCCTGGCTTTCTTGTGCTCACCGCGCTTATCGTAGTAGTCAGCCTGTTTACGGTAGTTTTCAATGCCCTCTTCTTCGTCCTTTTCGTCCAGAGGTAAGAATTCGTCCTCGTCAAGACTTTTCTTGACTCCCGTTACCGGCAGCAGGAACGCCTTGGCAATGTCCCTTGTCTGCACCAGGCCGACGGCATTTTGCGTCTCCTGGTCCTCATCCTTTTGTTCATCGTCCTCTTCTTGGGCAGGCTTGACCGCATTAGGGATAGGCTTATCCTCTTTTGAGTCGCCCCAGGATAGTCCCTTGCCCACTTTCTTCTTCCCGCTGCGCATATTCTCATAGATAGTGACAACGAGCCTATAAAATCGCTTGGAACCTTCCGGAATATCCTTGTACTGGGACCTAACTATCCTCTTGGCCCTTTCCCAAGCACTCTCTTCGGCTTCATTATGCACAAGGTTGCTCGGCACCTTTCACTCCCCCTTCGGGATGACCCACACATCCACGCTCATGCCATCCGCCATTCTCGTCTCTTTAGATCCGTCATCAAGCGTGTTTTCAACGGACATTTCAGTTAAGATAGGAGAACACGCCAATTGATAAGAGTCTGCAACGAACTGCGTAGCCATAGCAATTGCTTTGAACGCGATAAGGCAAGCCGATGGCCCGATTGCCGTAATTTCAATGTGCTCGGAAGGATTCTCCTTGAGTTTATGCGCCAAAAAACTGGCGGCACTGGATGGTTTGGTGTTGGATTTCACTCGCATGGATTAATTACCTCCGCTTAGTTCTTATGTTAGCCGGAACACCAGAGAAAAATTGGTATTTATGCCTGCAATTTGGGTGCAATGGGACACATGGCACATAATCCTTGGCTTTTCTTCCAAAGTTGGACTTGTTGGGCCAAACGCACGTCTCCCACTCAAACCGTGTTGGATTGATCGGCTGGTTATGCAATACTTCAAAGACTTTATTTTCAAGTAACTCTTTACAGGCCGGGCAGACTCGCTCATCACCTATCGCCGGTACGGTTACGTAGCAATGTTCGGGTAAAGACAACAAATACCCAGAATTGTAGGCCATCGAGAGTTCCGTCGTGGCAATGAGTTGGTAATTGGCTCCGGTCTTTTCCCACCGTTCCTCCAGGCGCTGTGCCAGTTGCTTGGCTGTCAGCCCTTCCCGGATTGCCTCCACCACCTGCCACCTAACGTCTTCGCGCATCCCGGTTGCCCATTCACGCATCTTGGTGGCGGCGGTGGTCCTCGCAATCCACTGGGCATGTGCAAGTCGTCCAGGCGGTTTTCGCGGAGGAGACGGCTTTCTCGGCGAAGGTGGCTTTTGCGATGGAGGCTTTTCCTTCTCTTCCTGCGTCACATCCTGAAAAGCCTGACCAGCACCCACTTTGACTGCGATTTCAACCACTCGCGCGAATTTATCCGGGTTTATCGGCAACGTTTCGCTGTGCTGGTTAAGCTGTTGAATTTTACGATCATCCCATATCGTTGCGGCCAAGAAAAGAGGAAGGAGCCACTTCCACAGGCTACTCAGCCAGCTTCTGGCATCCTTCTGAGTTTCCTTGACAATCCATTTTTCATATGAGGCGAGATCGGGTTGCTCAAATTCGCCTCCCTCGGAGGGATTCGGTTTCCAGTTATCTAGCTGTACGGCCCCCATTCCAGTCGGAGAGGTTGCCACGATTTAGCCACCTCCGGGTTCTCAGGCTGTCTTTGCTTCGCCTTGTTATCCTCTTCGGCTCTGGAAGAGAAGGCGGTGCTGTTTTCTTCCCCTTGTGCAGTGTTGAGCGGGTTCATCGGACCCGGCTGCTGCACGCCGTTCTCCTGGGACCATATCTGCAACAAGGTGGGATTCATCGGAGCATCCAGCCACTTGCCGGCCTCCGCATTGGGTGGCACTTCGTCCAGGCCCTGGGCGCGACGCCATTCGCGAGCGGTTATTGCACCCTCTTTGGCCTGCTTGTTGAGAAGATCAACCTTCTTTGCCTCGTCCTCGGCATTGATTCCGGTCCAGCGGAAATAATAGCCACTCGCCACGCGAGGCAGGATAAAGCGGTTGATGTAACGTTCCAACCAATCCAGGATGGGAAGTAATCCCTTGTCGCGAGACAGGTCTATTTTGGCCTCGGTATTCTCGGAAGCGCTCATCCCGCCGGTATTGCTGGCACTTCTTTGGCCCAACTCCACTGGGTCAACGTTAAAGATGGAACATATCCTGGTTGTGAGTTTGTCGAGGAAATCGCCCATTTCCATATCACGGTTTGACTGCTTCATGGGTATCCAGGAAATCTGCTTGCCGTCCTGGAGCGCCAGGGCGACCGGTTTGTGCTGGCCTACTACGCCCTTTACGTCCGTTTCCCACATCATATTCAGTTCGTCGATTGTTTCCTGGGTGTAATTGCCGATAACGGCCAAGATGCCGGGCGGAACGCTGCCGTGATCGAAATAGTTGCTGTTGTATTGCAAGGCCAGCACTTCAGCGGCGATCCAGTCGATGGCATACTCTGTCATGCTGATGCCGTATCCGCCCTGTTCGATGTTCGTTACCGGGTGCATCGGGTAATAAGCCAGCTCGTCGGCGGCATATTCGGTCTGGATCTGCCCATCCACCACCTGCACGTAAGCCACCGGCTGATCAAGTTGCCTCCCGTATCGAGTAGTGGGAATATACCGCTCCGCCCATTGGATCTCTATGGTGCTGCCGTCTACCGCCCAAAACTCTGACAGCCTTCCATCGGCAGAATATACAAGTTCAGTTGCGGGAGCATTCAGTATGAGCATATCTTGAATAATTTTAGAAAGCCAACCAGCCAAGTCGTCGCGCCGGTTTAGGGGGTCAGTTTTCCATCCGGTGAGAAGGAAGAAGTTTTCCAGTTGCTCTATAACCTTTTTGTGTCGTCCTTCCCTGTTCCCAGGGTCGTCAGCCAGCACTATTTCAAAGCCGCGGTCTCCTTTGTGACGTGGCAACCGCGCGAATTGTCCAACCTGGTTGCATCGTAACTGCAATATGGCTGATACCGTTGGAGATTTTTTAGCTATCTCGCGCAGAGCACTATAGGTTAGGTTGAAGCCCGTCAGCCGCCCCAGCGACTACCCGGAGGCGAGTACCTCCACGAAGGAGATACTAAGACAGACCGCCTTCTGTGCGGCCTGTCTTCCATGCTGCGTTCCCGGATGTCAATGGTTGGCATTAGGCATCACCTCACTTATGTAACTGAATACAAATTAGGCAAAACAAAAGGAGGTATCTTACCGACATGCGGGAAAGATGCCTCCGGTTAGTTAGCTCTGGTGCTCTAACCAAATAAGTTAATGGCTCACGAAATACTGGCTGGGGCGGCCGGACTCGAACCAGCGATAGCGGATCCAAAGTCCGCTGCCTTACCGCTTGGCTACGCCCCAAAAAAATCCGACTATTCGTTTAGTACATGGTAGCTAGCCTGTCGCTTCTCTAGCGATTAGGCGGCGAGTGCCATGCGGAAGGAGCACAATGGACTTATTCTCCCAATCAGGAAAGGCACCGAAAAGGTGTTCAATGTATTCGCTTTCCATCTTCTCATTGGCCGATAGAAATAGTGTATTATTGAAATCAGCAATCATCTCGATAATTTTACCGTCAACCAGATGAGTGAGGGGTTCTCCTTCGCTGAACTCAATGTTTACGATGAAGGTCTCCTGATCCTGTTTTCCATTTTCTGTTTTCAATTTACCCTCTCCTCCCTAACTTCTTCTTGTTCTTCCTGTTCTTCTAGTTTCTTTAGCTCATCATAGGAATCCTTCCATGCAAGCTCAAAAGCTTCCTCATCTGGAGCCAAGCGTTTCACAGTCCCTATAAGTACAGACAATATTTTGCCTTGCAGTTGCACCTGTGGGTATAGCTGGTTCAAAACAACGCCTTCCGTCACCATTATCTGTTGCTTTTCGCTGGGCTGAAGAACAGTAGCCAAACGTCTGGCCTCGGCACGGCGCTGTTGACGGGTAATTGGGCGGCCCAGAGTGATTTCTTTAGGCATGATCAGGTCTCCTTTGTTGATTTAGGATACCACACGTAGAAAGTCATACCGTCCACTTCAAAGGGCTCAATATATGACCAGTTACGCAGCCATCCCCGGCTCATAAACGCCCAGGAGTTGGCTCCTGAGAGATTACGAAGAACCATGTTCTTTGCACCGCACTTCAAGCATTCTCGTCCTCTTTCCCCACCCGGGTATTCCCTGATATCGGACCAAACATGCCTGCACAGACTCTGTCGTATACGTCTGGGTAGTGTAGTCACAAGCCTTATTAACTCATTTCCGTTTTGCCTCAGATTACGCACCTTCAGTAGCCTCCTTTTTAGCCCACTATAACATTGTTCGCCTTTTCTGGCGTCACAACAAACCAGCCGTGCTCCTGGCACATCGCGGTCTTGATCGTTTTCGGCCCTCCCTCCGCTTTCAGGTCCACCTGGTTGCGAACCGTCGTGCACGTTGCTCCGCACTCCGGGCATACCGCCGGAACTGATGCGGATCGTCTCTTCGCTGCCGCTGGCACAGGGAAAACGTTCCCAGGAGGGGTCACAAACGGCATGCCAGACTTGAAGACCGTCCCGTCCTGCGGCAAGGTCTCTATTCGCGCATGCTCCTGCGGGCGGATAAGGGCGCTCCTCCCGCCGTTCATCCGAATCAGTGCCTGGCTCATGGCATCACACTGATCATCGTTGGCACCGTTAGGAAAGGCCGCGCATTCCTCGATGAAATCATGCACCCACCCCGCTATACTGGGATCTGGTAGATAGACGTTCCCGGCTTCCACGTCCGGGCTGACCGCCTGGGCACGAACGAGTTTGCCGCCCTCGGGCTTTACCGGGATCATGCCGCTTATCTCGTGCTGGAGGGTCGCGATGACCGCCGGCCCGTTGGCGGTATCCTCGATCAGTTTGGTCCTGGCCTGCGGCCACTTGGCCGTAAGCGTGCGTATGGCCTGGACGGTCTCGACGAAACTCATCCGATCCCGTACCTGGTCGAGAAGATATTTGTCAGCGCCGATCCTTCCCCACACCTGGCCGACCACATAATCAGGCGTACCACTGCGGGATGCCTTTTCATCCTTGAATGCGCAGTCCCAGGATTGGATGATCTCCTGGAATTTCGACGGGTCGGGAGCCTGCCGATAGAACTGCCACCATGACCGCCGGAAGATGCCGCCTTCCAAAGGCGAAGGGCGCTGTTGGTAGAGCGCGGCCCAAAGTTGGCTGCCGATGGCTTTTTTAATATCCCTGTACTCCTGTGGCGGATATCGCTCGGGCCACAGAAAGTCGCCGGGTTGCCGCCCTAAGATGTCGCCATCCTCGGCCTCGGCAGGCAGCGAAACGACATGCCATTGCTCGCCGCCGTTCTCGGCCTCGGCAAGTAGACGGCCAGCGAGGTCATCTTCGTGCCAGCGGGTCTGGATTAATATGATTGCGCCGCCTGGGGCAAGTCGTGTCCGCAGGGTGGAGCGATACCAATTCCATACGTTTTCGCGTACTGTTTCGCTGGTTGCTTCTTCCCAGTTTTTGAAAGGATCGTCGATAATGGCGACTTTTGCGCCATGGCCTGTAATTGGCCCTCCGACACCGGCCGCTATCAAGCCCCCGCGATGATCTTTTATTCCCCATCTGCCGGCGGCTTGACTGTCACTGGCTAATTCGACGCCCCAAATATGGCCCCATTCGCGGAGGGTATTACGAGCACTCCGGGAGAAGTCATAGGCAAGTTCGGCCGCATAAGACGAAATAATCATGTCTTCGTCTGGATTGCGGCCCAAAAACCACGCCGGAAACTTCTTGGATGTCGCCTCACTTTTTCCGTGTCGAGGCGGAAGGAATACCATGAGACGCAGGAGTTGGCCGCTCTCAACAAGTTCTAACTTGGAGCAAAGAAGGTCGAGATGTTTAGCCGTTTTCCACTTGCCATTACTCTCGTATTCCAGGAAGAACCGCAGTTTCGTTGCCGCCAATGCCATCTCTAACACGTCGTCTGAAATTACCTTCGATGCGGCTTGCAATCTCTGGGTCAGAGATGAGTTCGTGGATGATGTGATAATGTTGCTCATTTGTCTGTTTCACCTCGCCACCGTGGGTGAGGTTGACGTTTGTGTCTGGATATAGCCCATTTAGCTTGGCATATTCCACAATAGCCCTAATTGTGTTTGCAGCATCAAACCTGTATTCGCCAGTAGGATTGCCTTCTTGGTCTAATACTGGTTCAGCTTGTGCGCAGCGGTCGGCAATTTGCCGAAGGCGAAACCGCACCCAGAAAGCATCTGCCCCACATAACTCTGCATATTCCGCTTGTGCCGCCTCTATTGCTTTCTTGATTGCTGGTTTCTTTAATAACCTATAAGCACTATGCCGCGCATAGTTCGGGGAATAACCCGCACGTAAAGCAGCCTTGGTAGTGTTAACGTCTACCAGGTATTCGAGAACAAATCGCTGTTCTTGGTCGGACAGCCCATCCTCCAATATAGACGTAGGCGCCATGACTGTTCTGGGCTTCGGCCGTTCCGTCTCGTTCCGTTTGGCGCTCCGTTCCGTCTCGTTCCGTTTGGCACTCCGTTCTGTTCCATTCGGCGCTCCGTTCCGCTTGACATCACCCATCCATCGGCCGATGGTCGCAAGGGGGATGCCTGTCTCTTTGGCAGATGCCCTAGCGCCGTGCTGGAACGCTATCGCCAGCGCCCGTAATTTATCTTCCTGACTCCAAACTTGACGTGCCATGATCCCACCCCAAAACAGAACGCCGCGCTGATTAGCTAACGGCCATCTTCGCATGAAAACCTTTACAGCCATTCCACAGTCCCGAAAGCTGGTTAGCCATCGGCCGCTTCAGACTCCGGGCCGTTTACACTATAGCATACCAGCCCCAAAAAAACATATCATTTTTCGATCATTTTTCTATCATGTTTTTTATCAGTCTGATAGCGCCCCTCAACCCGCTACTGGCGCACGTTCCGGCGCGCGAACAAGCTCAGGGTCATATACCAGACTGCGCGATCTCTGATTCTTCCACATTGGACCGCGCTGTACCCGGTGGCGGCGGACACGTCACCCCATCCCTTGCCCTGAACATAGAACAACGTAACCACCTGCTTCTCAATCGGCAAGAGAGAATCAATGGCTACGTCGATCTTTTGGAGCTTTTCCAGGAGGGTTTCCCGTTCGCGCGATTTCCTGGTCTGCTCCTCCACTAACTGCTGCCACCTGCGCCATTCCTCGTCGTGCTCCTTGCGCCACGCTTCGGCTGCCCAGGCCGTCCTGTCGCTTATTCCGCTCCCATGCGGCATCCCGCTCATTTCTCTGCCGGCGAAGTATACGCCGGCAATAACCTCGTCAGGCGCTTCCTTGGTCAGCATGGTCAGTTCCCGCTCTATTGCAGCTAAATCCAGGTTGAGAATCGCCACCCGTGCCTTGTCCGCCCGGTAACGTCGAAGCATATCCGCTGTCGCACGATAAAGTTTGCCTTTTTGCACTTCGGTGGCCATCGACTGCCTCCTTTCCGTTGGTTAGCGGTCGTGCCTCTCTTCCCATTGCTCCAAACTCAATGTCCTGGTAACCCCACCACGCCATCCTTGGCTGTACGCCTTTACATACCGCCTCACCTGCATCTCCCAGCCCTGGTCATCGCTCCATGCCCAGCAGTCCCTCGTTTCCCCGATCATATCATACAGCACGGCGCAAGCGCGAACCCCGGACGTGTAATCAACCTTGGCGCATGTGCAGCATCGTTCCAGCCGCCTTAAAACCGCTTCGGCGGTTGGATCATGAGGCATGGATACGGGCTTATCCCGCGCTTTTGATTCTATGTTGGCACTAGTCCCAAAGGCGGTGTTGCTAGTTGTCATTGTTCGGCACCTTCGCTTAGTGTTATTTGCTTAGTTGGCACAAAATAGAGCTGATATCCTTCCCGGCATCGGCTTTCAGCAAAGCCTGCGCCCATGGCTCGGGCAGCGGTCCTTTGCGCCAGCCGTTCTCATACGCCCGGACGTATACCACGGTCTTGGCGAACCAGTTTGGATCGTCGCTCCAGGCCCAACAGTCCTCGGATCGGCCCACCTGGACTGAAAGCACGGTGCAACGCCATGGGTAGCTTTTGTCGTGTTTGGTGCAAGTTTCGCATCGACGGATGGGCATTGTGGATCTCCTCCTACTGAATTTGCGAGTAGTGCCGACTTTGTGATTTGCCCCCGAAGGGGCCGGGAGGGGTTGCACCAGCCTGTTTAACAACATTCCCTGCGTTGACACCCTCCCGGAAACTACTCCGTCACCTCGGCTTCGTGCTTCGGCAACTCAAGACTGTCCAGCACCGTCAGCGCCCGTTCAATCACTTCACCGATTGCCCACGTCTCATCGGGCCATTGCTTGAGCCACTTTATCTTCTGTCGGATGCCATCACGGTTCAGCCACACCAACGGTTGAAGCATAGACCACGCCGCAGCCTCCCAATCCTGCTGCATAGCGTTGCCGCGCCTCAGCCAGCGTCCCTCGGAGATGCGAGCCAGCTTCGCGTCCGCTTCGGTCCATGCCATCTTTGCAGCCTCATCCTCCGGGTCTGCAACGGCGACCACCTGCTTCTTCGCCGCCCGGATCACTTACGACGGTGCCGACCCATATGCCGGGCCCTTCCGCGTTGTCGTCGTGGCCCACCCCACTCAGCCCCACCTGGGCGCCACGCCGAAATATCCGCCGCACCTCCACCGCCGCGCCGGGCGTGATACCTTCCGGCCACACAAAGGGCGGTAACGGATCAATCTGTGATGCTCTATGGCGAATGTACATGCCGTGACTCCCTTTCGGACGCCCCATGTCCTACCCTCCCTGTGGTGGGCCGTCCTTGGATTTGTCGGATTCGTCGAGTTCCTGCAACAAGGCCGCCGCCACTGCCAAGGGCAGGATCACCAGTGCCGGACGCCGGTCGGCCTTCACCACCAGGAAATCCCGGCCCTCCAGCCACTCGTACAGCTGCTTGAAACCGTTCTTGCGCACCTTGCACTCGCCGATCCCCAAGCCCGGTACCTCGATGTCGCCGCGTTCCTCACCGCCCTCCGGCTGCCAGAAGGTGCGCCGGCCGCCCAGGGCCAGGCACACCGCCCGCTCGAAGGCGTCACCCTTGCGCTTGGGAGCTTTGCCGCCTTTGGCAGGCATGGGTCACACCCCTTTCTCGTTCAGGGTCGGCTCCTCCGACACGTACTGCATCGACACCTTGTGCCGATGCCCCTTGAGGAGCGCCCGCAGCTCCGCGATTTGGGACCGGAGATCCAGCGTGGCGCGGGACACCTCTTCCTCGACCAACTCCCGGATCGTCGCCCGGAGTCGGTGCTCCTCCAGCGGCCTGTATGCGCCGCAGGAATGCGGGTCGAGGATCGAGCCACTTTGCGATGCGGTCTCGATTGTGCTCATACCATCGCCCCCTCAGAATGACTCTGTCAAGAGATCCTGCTGGACCGCCCGGCGGCCAACCGGTTGCGCGGCCCGGACGGCTGACGATACGGCCGCCTGGGCCTCTGCCGCCGTGACGCGCCCAAACCCCGGCGGCTCCTCCAACGCCCAGTCCGGGGCCATCGGGTACTTCTCGGGCCTGTCCCTTCCCGCCGCGCACCGGCAGCGGTAGGCGTACTGGTAAACCTGGTGCCGGAACTCTTCCCGCCCGGCGCGGGCCGCGATCACGATACCGTTCGTGCACAGGCCGCAGCCCTTCGCGTGCCGCACCGGCGGCGATATGCCACTGGGATGCTTCTCGGCCAGGACTTTGGCCCGGATATGGCTGATCAGCGGCCAGGACCGGGAGTCCTGCTCCCGCATCACGGCACGCACGGCGTCCATGGCGGCATCGGCCGGCAGATCCCCTATCTGGTCCCACCACGCGGTCCGCGTCTGGTCGGTCGGGCGCAACCCGTAAATGGCCGCGATGTGGCTCACGATGCCGTCACTCTCTTCGCGCGTCATGGATCAGCACCTCGTTTTCGGTTTTTGGCCCTCTCAAGCAGCTCCGTGAAGTCCGGGGCGGCAACCGGGGTCGGGTCTCTGGCCCGCGCCTCGGCCTCGGCCTGGGCCCTGGTCCTGATCCCCGCGGCATGCCAGCGCCGTAGGATGCCCTCGAGGTAGTCCACCCGCCGCTTCCCGCGGTCGGCGGCAAGCTCACAAGCGTAGACGATGGCCCCCATGTCCATCCCCCGACCTAGCCACGCGGCCACTTTTTCCACCTGGTGGGCCGGCGGACAGAGGATGCCGGCGACGGACTCCAGGGCGTGGTGGATTGTCATGGCTGGATCTTCCCCGGGGTCGGCCTGGTCATCGGTCTCGGTGGGCTCGGCCGGCATGGCGGTGAGCTCGACCG